CAATTGAAGTGTTAGCTGTTATTGCATTTGAAGAAATATTTATATTTTTAGCTTGTACTGTTCCACGAGTTAATGAAGTTGAATTTAAAGTTACAACTTCCGTTCCTGTTACAATGTTCTGAGAGCCTGCATACATAAAATCTAAAATAGCACGTAAATTTGTTGTAACTCTAACTGGTACTCTAACACTTTTATTATAACCAGCAACAGAATAAAAAATTTCTAATTCATCAAAAACATCAATTGGTTTTGAAAGTGTAATATTTCCTGAAGAACTTCCTGAAGTATTTTCATAAAGAACTTGTTCCTTAATAACTTTATTCCAAGCACCCCATACGTCAACATAAGTTCTAACAAATGATGTTGAATGTGCTGAGTTATTAACTTTAATTGTTTGAATAATTCTACTTGTAGCTTGATTATATTCTACGATTAATTTAAAACCTGCTTGAATAGGCGAATTTATCAAAGTTTGAGCATCTGCGGAATTATTACAATAATAAATTCCAGGGGTAGTTAAATTATTTAAATCTGTACCATTTTCAATAAATACACCGTCATTTGAAAGTGAGTAAACATTTGCAAAATTATTCATTTTATTAGCTGTTAAAATATTTCCATTAAAAACATGTTTTCCTTTTGTGCTTTCGACATATAAATAATTAGTTGTAGAAGTAACAACAACATCTTGACTTACATTAGATGAATAAATTTCAGTTCCGAAAAGTTGTAAACCGTTAATCATTTGACTATTTCTTCCAGTTGCACCTGTTGACATAATAACTGCGATTTTTGGTGAGCATTTATTGTAAAATTCACTATTTACTTCTTCATTTCCTGCGTGGTGTTGAACTTTTAAAACATCAACATAAGTTAAATTTGGTGCAATGTGAGTTTCTGCTGGTTTTTCAATATCACCTGTAAATAAGAAATTATGGTTTTCATGAGTAAGTAAAGCAACTAAAGAAAAGTTGTTATAATCAGTTGTATATTTTTGTAAAGTAGAATTATATTCTACAACGTCATAATAATTATTATAGTCTGTTTGGTCTGCGTTCATAAATGAAATTTTTGTTTTATCATCAATTTCAATTATAGTAGTATTATCTGGTCTTATAATTAGGTTTCCATTATTAGTAATAATAGTTGCAATATTTGTTGCAAGTGTAGGAACATAACCTGCGCCTGCAATATCTCTGTTTGTTCCTTCTTCTGTGTCACTATAAATAAAATTATTCCAGTCTGGATTTTTAGGAAGTATGAAAATACAAGTTGAAAAATCTACAATTTCACTATCTAATAAATTTTGAATGTTAGCTCCGTCGTAACCGTCAGTGTAACCCATGCAATGGTCACCGTGAAAATGAGAAATAATAACATAGTCAATTTTAGTAACATTTAAAGAATACAATTTACTAATTAAAGTTGCACTATCTGTTGACCCTAAATCAACTAAAATATTTTTATCTTGGCATTTAATAAGTACGCAGTCACCTTTGTTATTTCCACGATATAAAAAATGCACTTTAATATTTGAATGAGTTAAATATTCACCAATAATACGTTCTAGTGTTCCATTTTCTGCCATTTCATCTAGTTTAGAATTTACTTCATTAGTTATATCTAAATTTTCAAAATATTCATCAACATATGTTACTAGTTCTTTAAATTTTTCTTGAAGTTCTTGAGTTGCTAAAACATTTTCATTAATTTTTGGAATAATTTCATCTTTAATAAAACGCATAATTTCAAGAACTTGTTCTTCAAAAGTCATTGTAACTTTATAAGAAGCAGGAATAATTCCAATAGTTCTAAAATATTGTAAAAAAGGTGGTAACCCTTTCATTGGGGTAATATTATTTAAATTAGCCATTTTAAATTCTCCTTTCTAATATAAGCCCATAAAAAGCTTATTTAATTCATTTATAATTTCTTCATTAAAAGAAATTGCAAGCTCTCTAAATTCGCGAACTAAATATTGATTTGTAACAATAACGCCATTGTCACCTTTCATTGTGTGAGTATATTTTTCAACAGTTTTAGAATTAGAATTTGTGTTTGTTTCGTCTTCAATTTGACTTTCAGTTTCACTTTGGTTAACGCTTGAAGCATAAACTCCAGTTGCTAAATCCTGTTTATTTATTCTAGTTTGTGGTGTATTATTATTGATATTTAAACCACTCGCATTATTTTTTGAATTTGAATTTGATTTTCCAGAAGCTTCACCTTCAATTTCTCTAGTGTATTCTTCTGTATAATCAACAGAACTTAGAGGGTCATACTCTAAAAATTGAGTATATATTTTTAAAAGGTAACGAGGCATGATTTCATTCATAGTAACTAAAGCATAGTGTTTGAAAAGTTCTGGTGTTTCAAAACCAATTTCACGCATGAAATAATGGTCGACTATCATTGAAGCTAATTTTTCTTTTGACCACACATTATATTTTGTAATTGCTTCAATTTGTTCTGGTGTAAGGGCGTCTTCTAATTTATAAGATTTAAACCAGCTTTCCACTTCGTCGCGTCCATAATATTCACATACTTTTCGAAGTTCTATTGTATAACTAGCCATATTAATCAACCACCACCCCTTCTTCTGTAATTTTATCATCAATTTGATTAATAGATTTAAAATCATTTACAATACTTTGTGCGTTCTTAATAATATTGTGTAGGTCACTTCTAACACGAACTGAAATTTCTTTATCTGTTCCAGTTAAACCAAATTTTTCATTAAATTGTCTGCATGCTTCTTGTCTAGGTGCTAAATAACTTTGTAAATTTAAGTTAATAAGTTCATTGTTAGAATTTGCTTCGTCAGTAATTAAACGTTCTTTCTTGTCTACCATTATATTATTAATACCTAAAAAGGTCAACGCTTCATTCCATATTTCTTTTTTATATTCAATTATTTTATCAGCAACAAAAGGCGCGTCAGTTTTAATTGCTTTTAGAGTGTCAGCGTTTAATTGTTTTTTATCTCCAAAAATAAAAGGACGGTTTCCATCATATTGAGAATAAAGGTTTTCCATCATAGCCCTTTGTGTTTCATCAACCAAAATCATAACTGGCGTTTTTTGTGCTTTAATATTTACAAAGGCGCTTTGTTCAGCTTCATAAAGCCTGTAAGCAAAAAGTTCCATTGTTCCAGCTGTTGGCGTACGTTCCCAGTTATTTTGAACTAAAATGCACTCGCTATTTTCTAAATATTCACGCATTTTTTCACTTTCACCTTTTAAGCCAGTATATAACTTTCTATTTGATGAATATTCAAAAGAATAACAATTCAAACTTGTAGGAAGTCCGTAAATATTTACATAACCATTATCACAACATTTTGTGTTAATAAAACCATAGTTTTTGTCTTTAAGTAAGGTAGCTTGCCCGTCATAGTATAAACATTTTTCAAGCCACATTGCATTCATTCCTTTTGGAAGGTTAACCCATTCAAAAACAGAAAGTGCGACTTTACGAAATCTTTCTAAATAGTCAATAAAGGTTAAATCATTCATAATTAAGCTATCGACGAATTGGTAGTTATTTACGAAATTCATTCTTTTCTTTGATTTTGCCATTTATTTTTTCTCCTTTCTTTTAATTTCTGTTATTTTGTGAATAATCTAAAAACGTAGAAGGGTTATGCCATAATGTAACCCCATTGTCAAAAATGTCTTTAATTGATTGAAGGTCATATTGTGGAATATTTCCGAGAATGTTTGCACCAAGAGTTTTTACATAGTTCCAATTTGGGCGGTTTTTTAAATTTGGAATTTTAACAGTATTTGTTAAATAGCCGTACATATCGAAAAACTTATCAATTCTTTCTGCAAACTGTCTTTTTATAGTATAAAGAGTAAAAATTTGAGAACCTGCTTTTTCATAACCAATTAAAGTAGTATTTGAAGAACTCATGTTCACCTGATTTGGCATTAACTGTTGTTTTTCAATTTGTGCAACTTGATTTTTTATATAATAATCATGATTAACTGCTGAGCCTACAAGATTTGTGGCTGTATTTAATCCAGAAAGTGCAATATCACTAGCGCTATTATTTGATGAATTTTTTTCAGCGCTTCCTAAATTAGAAAGAGGATTTAAAAATTGTTTAGTACTATCAATCATAAAGTTAAGTTGTTCCTGTTGCATATTAAGAGAAATTATTTCACTATTTTTTGCAAGCCAAGAATTAAAAACATCATTAGAATAAGAAAGAGTAGGATAACCACTTAAAGTAGTATTATCATTTAAACTTTCTCCAGTTTTTCCTCTGTAATTTTGAGGAATAACTTGGACTTCGGGATTTGGATTAATTTCACTAATTAAATCAAAAGTAGGTACGCCTAAAAAATCTTCAAAACGATAAATTTTTTTATTTCCATTTTGAGGATTAAACCCTAAATAACAAAAAGGGTATTGCAAAAGCTTCTTATTATGTGGTGTAAAATTATCAATTGCAGAAGGTCTTGTTAACGAAAGAGTTTTAGTTAATATATTTTGCATTGTAACTCCAGAAATTGCTACAAAAGGGTAACCTGTATGAGGGTCATCACTTGGAAGAATTGAAGCAACTGCGAATTTTGGAACAGTAAAAACTGATACAATTTTATCACCGTTACTGTCAGCATTAATACATTGTAATAAAAATAGAGTAGCATTTAATGTTGAAAGCAAAAAACCTACCGCATTTGGTATTCCATTTATTTTTGAATATTGAGGAACTTGAATTTCAGGAATAACTACTCCATTTCCTGAAACTTTATCACCACTAAAAGCTATTATAACTGCTGGTTCTAGTTCGCTAAAATCTTCAGTATCTGCAATTTTAATTTCTCCAAGTTCAAAACTTTCTGGAAGTAAGTTTGCACCGAGGTATGTCTTCTGCTACTGAAAGCATTTCTCTTTCAATAAAAGACTGTTTCCATAATATATCAAATTGCCAAGTTTGAAAAACATCAGTTTGAATTGTAACATTTGTCATTCCGTCGTTTTCGTATTCCATACCAATAATAAAAGCATAAAACCATTTGTCACCATAATTTTTGTTTTTATACATAACGTAATCATATTCAATTATAGTATCAATATGAGCTGGAAAACGAATAATATTATCTTTTCGTTGATAACTACATTCGTCAATATCAATGTAGTCTTCAATTGATAGAAAGTAATTTGCTTGTGCTTCAATGTTAGTAAAAGTCAATTGATTTTTATTATCAATTGTAAGTGGAAGCTTTAAAAGTCTTATTTCTGTGTCTGGTGTAAGTGCCATTTATTTTTCTCCTTTCTATAAAAAATAGGAAGGGAAGCAAATTTTCCCTTCCCGTAATTATTAGGGGTAAAAATATTTTATTCTCCTGCAGCGTTAACTGTAACAGTAACTTCGCCTTTAACAGTTCCAGCTTCAGTTGTTGCACTAGCTGTAATTTTACTTGTTCCAGCGCTAACTCCAGTTACTTCAACGTGTCTATTATCAATTTTAGTAACTGTTGCTTTTGAAGTAGAAGCAGAAGTAAATGTTATTTCACTAGTAGTTTGGAATGGAACAGTTGTAACTTCTAAAATGATTTTTTCTCCAGCTGTAACTTCTGGATTTGTTTCATTAAATTTAATTTCAGTTGGTTCAACTGTTGGATTTGCTAACGCAAAAACAACTGCGTTACTAAATAACGAATAAGAATATAATTTTGTTATATTTAAATATAATTGCCATGTTCTATTATTAGCATTATAGAATTCGTCCATTGACATTTCTTGTTCTTGAATTTTAAACCAAGATTTGTCAGCAATCATTCCTATAATATTTGAACCGTCATAAACTAAATTTCCTTCACTGTCATATTGATTAAAATTGTTTACATAAATTACGTTTCCTAAAAGCACTTTTTTGTCAACGTTAAATGCGTTTGCCAATGTATTAACATCAAGATAAGCTCCTATATCATTTCTAATTAATAAAACAATATTTTCTGGTTCAGTCCATGTTAAGACGTCTTTTCCATACCCTCCAACTTGACGCCAAGCGTTATAGTCTGGTGTAGGTTCTTGCATATTTAAATAAATTTCTCTAGCTTTTGTTAAGAAGGCGTTTGCGTTTGCTTCACTTGAAGTTGGATTTGAAATAATTTCACTTCTAACTTGATTTGAAGCATAAGCACATGCAACTAAACCTTTTGTTAAGTTGTATTGGTCAATATAAGCGCCATTATAAAGTGATTGAGTTATACCATTTACAAAATCTTCTAAAGAATTCCAAGAAATAAAAGCGTCTTTTAGTTTTACTCTTGTAATGGTAGCTGGGTATTGTAAATCACTATTTAATTGGTGATATTGAACCTTAACATCACTTTCATATTTAGCTAGCAAGCCAGCAAAATCATTTACATTGAATTGTCTTCCTTTTGCTGGATTAATAAATATTTCTTGACCTATTGCGCCAAGTGGAATTGCTTCACCTTCTAAAACTCTTAACTTATTTCTAAAAATTTTGTTTTCAATTTTAGTATAAGCAATTCTTTTTACAAGTACATTTAAAAATTCATTCATTAAGTCTGGATTTTCTAAAAGTGGACTTGCAAAACTTCCAATATCGGTTGTTGGAAGAATTTCTGGAACATAATTGTGATATAGTGTATTGTTTTCAATTGAAGTTTCCCTTATCTTGTTAAGGGCTGTTCTTAAACCGTTTGAAATAGGCATTTTACATTTCTCCTTTCATATTTTATTTAAATTCATTATATAAATAAAAAATGCAATTGTCAACATAACAATTGCATTTTTGCATTATTTTTTAAAATTTCCATTTTCATCAAAAACTTCTCTAAAATCAAAACCACTTGCCTTTGGTTTTTCTGGTTCTTTTTCTTTTGGTTTTGGTGAAGGGTCTTCACCCATTGGGATTTGTTGTAAAAGGTTCATATTTGTTTGCATTAAGTTTTCCTTTTCTTGTTTTAATTTTTGAATTTCTTTGTCTTTTTCCGCTAAATTTTTATTAACTTGCATGTTATCACTTATTAAAGTAGCTATATTATCAGCAATAACTGAAGCTTTTTCTTTTCCAACTTTTTCTTGTAATTCGTCAGTTACTTTTTTAAAATCTTCATTTTTCATTTTTATTTCACCCTTTCTAAAATATAATATTAATTTTTCTTGCTTTACTACATAACCATTTATTTTTTGTTCCTAAACTTGGAGTAGGTGGCGTAGGTGAGCCTCCTTGGTACACTTCCCAATTATAACCTGTAAAAGGCATAACAAAAGTATCATTTACAAAAAGCGCATTATCTGGTACAATTCTTTTGCATGAAGTATCATCTCTAAAATGATAACGATATTCATTTAAATTTACTTCACCTTTTCCAGTTTCTATGTGAACATGGTCACCACTTGCAGTTCCTCCTGTTCCAGTATGAAAAAATATTTCTCCTTGATTTTTTACAGTTCCAATTGAAAAATAGTTATTATTTTCAATGTCATTGTCATGATAAGCAATTATTCCTAAAAAGTCTTTGGTATCATCTGCAAAATGAACTTTTTCGGTACTTTGCCACAATGCCATTGCTTCTACTCTATCAATATAAAGAAGCTTCATTGTAACTGGTGCATAACAAGGCGCACGCGAAACTAAATTTCCATTTTCATCTCTACATTGAAAGTCTGTTGCGTAATATGTCACACCACCTTCATGTGAATAAGTTCCCCACCAAGGCTGGCTAATTGAAAAACCTTCAAGAGGAAAAAGTGCAACTTGTTTATTATTACTATCTACCATTGTTTGATTTGGAAGCATTTTTAAATTTCCTTTCTATTTAATAAATTCTGTTCCATTATAAAATCCAGCAACATAGCCACTTGGAATTTTAAGCCATATATTATTATTTTCTTTTATAACTTCAAGACATGTTACAACTGTTCCTTTTTTAAGAACAGCGTTTGAATTTAAATCTTGAACTAAAGCATGTTTTTTTCCGTCTTCACTTAGTTCTCGAACTGCTTTAATTGAATAGTTAGTTCCAGCACCAGTCCTTACAAACATATTATCTTGGAGTGTATAATTTTTGCCTATTAAATACATTTTATTTTCTTCATGTATTTCTTTGTCATATTTTGTCAAATTGTTAGAATTTATAATTGACATAATAGTATTTACATAAGTTGGACTTGTAGCATAACCTCCATTTTTTATTTCTGTTATACATTCAAGAGGAGAACCCGCCACGCATGCTTTTCTATATCTAGGTGAAGTAGTTATTAAGTCAAAATAATCTTTTACGCTTTCTTCTAAAGAATTATACGCCCTAAAACATGCTTCGATATTTGTGTAATTTTTTCCGTCGTAACATTCTTTAGTTTTTGCGTTATAAACTTTTCCATTCCAGCCATAAGCTTTTATTCCAAAAACTGCATTTGCTTTCATCATAATTTCACTTTGTCCCCAACCACTTTCACAAATTGCTTGCGCAATTACAACTGAATTAAATAATATATTTTCACGTCTTAAATTTTCAGCTCGAACTATTGAAGCAATTGTATTTAAAAATTCTTGTTTTGTCATCATTTGTCACCTACCTTTTCTAATTTTTCACATAATTTGTTTAATGCTATTGTATTATTATTTAAAGCTTCTTTTATGTCTTCTTTAAATTCCAACATTTCTTCTGTGTGTTGTTTGTTAAGTTCTTTTGTGTCTTCTCTGTTTTGCTGTGTAATTTTTGTAACATAAATTGCTAAAGCTACACAACAAACAATTGGAAAACCTAAAGTTGAAATTAATTGCGCCCATTCCATATTTAAAACCACCTTTCATTTGTTTTTCTTTAGTTTATTATAACTTTATTTTTAAAAATTTGCAATTGAACTTTTTGTCTTTTCTTCTTTTATTGTAAAATCTGTGTCAACTAATTTAACACCACCCTTTACATGTTTAAAAGTAAGTTTCCCACCACATGTAAAACCAGTTTTAAACTTTTCCCATTCTACAAAATCATAACAACTTTTAGGCATACCAGCACATGTAATATGAACTTCACCTTCAATTTCTTCTAAATAACATTTTTGACGAACGAACCTTGCCTTTGTAAATGTTCCTTCATGTTTCCACGCACCTAGACGTACAGGGTCAATATCACAAAACTGTTCTAGTTCTTCAATAGGTAAACCTGTGTGAATGCTGTCTGTGTCACTATAATAATAAAGATCTTTTCCATACTTATTTAATGAATAATCTTTTATAGCTTGCGAAGTTCTTATTGTTTTTTCTCTTGCATACGCTGTTATAAATGAACCAATAGGAAGGTAAACACCCTTTTTTTCTTCTTTATCACCTAAAGAATAGTGAATAATTTCGTCTTCTCCCAAGTATGGGTTTTTACTTTGAGTATATAGAGTAGTTGCGAATTTTCCATAAAGTGAATTTAACATTAATTTTGCAATAGTGCGCAAGGCTTTATTTCCTGTTTTTGTAGCTTCAATTTTAACTTTAATCCATTTGTCTATATAATCACAAAACAGTCCTTGAATTCCTTTAAATTTCCAACCGCATTCATATGTTTCTTCAGTAATTTTATAATTTTCTTTAAAAAGTTTTAAATCAATATTAGTTAAAACTAAAGTGTAAAGTTTTCCTTGACTACTTTCAAGATATTCATTTTCTTTAATGAACCTATTTCCTTTGATTTGTATTGTTGGAATTTTATTTTTCTTTAATTCAAAACAACATGTAATTTGTTGAATATATAGAGGATATATTTTATCTTCTTTATATTCTCCTTTAAAAAATATTGGTTCACCAAAAGGAAGTAATTTTTCATACATAACTGGGGACGGACGGATAAAGAGAATTCACGTCCAGCACCACCCCTTTGCCAACATCTTTTTCTTTATAAATCGGATTTAAATAAGTAAAACCACCTCGATAACTTTTTCTTAAATCTTCATCTAAAATTTTATCTAAATTTGGAAAAAAATGAGTAAATTTTCGTTTTGTTAGAATTTCTTTGTAATTATTTAAAGCATTTGAACCAATTGTCATTTTATTTAAATTTTGTAAAAACATTTGCTTTAAAGCTTTAGCTACTATTAAAACATCATGTTTAATATATTCTTTTTCTTGATTTGTTAAACGCCAACCGCGATAGCGTGGTTTATTATAATCAATTTCAAGCTTTTCTTCTTTAAGATTAAAAGCTTTTGGAATTTCACTAACAGGAAGGGGTATAATTTTTAAACTATCATAAAAGGTTACTTTATGAACTTTTTTGTTTCCTTTAGAAAAATATAGAACTATTGAATAAAACTGCCCTAAATCACTTATTAAAGTAGTAAATGTATTATCTTTTATTTCTTCTTTTTTTATTGCATGTTTAAATCCATGTGTTAAAGCCCAATATATTATAAATTCTCCATCAAATTTTAAGTTATGCATGAATACTTCACAATTTTTTTCTTTTTTACAATATTCTATATATTCATCAATATTTGTTCCAATTTGAACTTCTTCACTTGAAATATCACATAAAGCCCAAGCCCACACCCACGTTTCATCTTCAACCCATGTAGCAGTTTCAAAATCACCAGTAAATTTTTTCATTTCTTTTTCACCTTATTATCAATTCCAAGTTCTTCTAGCATTCTATTAAATCTTGTTTGAGTGCTTACTCCTCGAATTCCATGTTGATTAAATTCGTACATATATTCAATATCTTTTAAAAGTTCATATTCTTTAATAAAATTCCAAAATGCAATAGGGTTTTCATAAGAATTTAATTTTTCTACTAATTTGTCATAATTTTCAAAATTTTTATAAGTTTTTTCAAGCATTGTCATATAATTCTCTTTATAAATTGTTGCTTTTTTCATATCATAATCACTAGCACCAAAAATTTTTAATCTATTTTTTATATTAATTAAATCTTCTTTTGAAGTACTTTCAATTTTTTTAAAACTTTCTAAAGTTCTCATCAATTCTTTTGCTTCATTTGAACCCATTTGCGCCCTTGAATACCCTGAACTATCTATTTCAAGAAGAGGTTTTAATTCTTTATTAATATTTTTTGTAGCTATTCCTTTTTGAATTGATAACTCCTTTCTTTCCCATTGTGTCATTTTTTCACCTGCTTCTGTTATATAAAGCTCTTCTGCTCCTTCACGACTAAAACGCCTTAATGAATTTATTACTCTGTTTAGTTCTTGACGCGTTGTAATATTTTCTTTTGCTTCATTGTAATTTATTTCTTCTGGAAAATATAATTTTCTTTCTTCTGCTTGCAACTTATTTACTTTCTTATTAAAGTCTGCGACTGCACGTCCTAGTTTAATATAGTCACCTTGCTTCCATTGAATTTTACTTTGACCGTGCCATATTATACACCTTCTTTCATTAGTACATAGTTAATTTTATTCCAAAACCTACGTTTTCAGTTATTTCTTTTTTATTGACTTCATCAACTATTCTAAAACCACGCTTTTCAATTTTCTTGTATAAAGCAATTAAAAATAAAACTTCTAAATTTATTTTAATGTTATACTTTGTTTGAAATTTTAAAGTTTCAAGTTTTGAATAATTTTCAGCCATTTCAACAAATTTATTTAAATATGTTTTGCTCGAAAAATAAAAAGAAAGCCCGTAAAAACTGTACTTAAATTCACTTTCATTTAAATTAAGTTCTATTCCGCGCTTTGTTTTCATATTTATTCACTTCCTTTCTAAAAATTTTTATTTTTAAGAGTTGGTATATTTATACCAACTCAAAACTCAATACTTTGTTTCCACTATTTGGAATTTTCTTTTTTATAATCTTAATTTCAAAAGGTTCATTTCCTTTGTTTAATCTAGAACGCATTTGTAATAATTTCATTAATTGAATTGTAAAAGTTTTACTTCCTGTTGCATAAGATTTATTATTATCATCTACAATCACACATGACATTGTGAATTCTTTATCTTTTATAATTACTCCAGTTTCTTCGTCAACAATTGGTTCTTTCATTGGTTTTTCATAGCGTTTAATTAATACTTCTTTTACTCTTATTAATTCGCCTTCACAGTCATTAATCATTTCATCAACTTTGTTTTCTAAATTAAAGATTTTCTTTTCATCTGTAATATTTGTAATAACTTCTGTTTTAGTTGTAGTATTTCTTCCTAAATCTTCAAACCCTAAAATTGAATAGTTATCTTCCTTTGTCATTAATTCTTTGTTTTCATTTTCCATAATATTTCCTTCTTTCTCCTATTTTAAGCATAGGTGCTTTGCTAGTTACTTTGAAAGGTTAGTAACATAATACTTTAATTTTGCGCTTTATGGTTTAACACTAACCTTTATAATAAATTAATTATAAACTATTTATTAAAATGTTTTCTTATTTCACTTTTTACTAAATCTTTTATTTCTTCTGGTAAGTCTGCATTTTCTAATTGTTCCATTGCTTCGTCATAATCTCCTTCAATTACAACTGAAATTTTGTCTATTGATTTATTATCTTCTTTTTTAATATTTTTCATAAAATCAACTTCAAGTTGTGTTAAATCAATACATAATGTAGCAATTTCAATTAGTTTTTCTCTTATTTGCATTTTTTGTTCTTTTGTATATTCTTTTAGTAAATCTTTATTTCCATCTACTATTCTTGGCGTTGTTCTTATTGTTTTACACAATTTTCCAATATCGTCATTATTTTTTATTAATTCTTTTATTTTTGCTAAATTTTTAGTCATTTCTTTATATTCTTTTTCACTTAACATTTTTATTTCTCCTTTTTATTTTTTTTAAAAATTGTTGGTAATAAATTGTCAATTTTTGTAACAATATTTGAAATGTTCACTTCTAATGTGGAATAACTATCATATAATATTGGAAGCGTAAATGCTACAATTCCAATTTTTCCTTTAATTTCATATTGCCTAAAATCAATAAAATTTACTTCTAAATCAAATTTATATATTTCTTTTAGTTTTTCTTCAATTTCTTCTTCCATTTATTCTTCACCTACCTTAATTATTGAAATAATTGTTGTTTCTCTTTTGTTTATTAATATTTTTTGTTTATTATTTAAAATAATTTCCATTTCATTTTCATCATTGTAATAATCTTCTGCTTCATAAGTATTTCGAAAACCATCTTTATAATACACTTTTATTTTATACATTTTTTCACCTTCTTTACACTCTTACTACATTTATTATTTCTACTTTTTGACCACTAAACATATTTGTAAATATACTTTGTGCTGTTATACTATCATCTGCATTTACTCGCATTTTCTTTTGTAAGCCGTCTATTACATAAGTTACTTCAAACATAATTTCACCTTCTTTCGTTAAAATAAACTAATAATTATTGCTAATATAAATAATAAAATTTTAAAACTTAAACTTATTATAATTGGAAGTAATACTATAAACCAACCACAATGAATTACACCAACTAATTTTAAAACAATTAGTGCTATTTGTAAAAGCCCTATAAATCCTATTCCATAATATTTTACTTCTGGTTTTTTGTTCCATTTTTGTTTCACCTACCTTTCAATTAAAATTCCAATTGCTTCATGTTGTAATTTTACGACTTCTTTTATTTTGTCTATTTCTTCAAGTTGTTTTACTTTTTCTTCATAATACATTCTATTTTGTTTTAATCTTATATCAAAATGATTTTCTAATTGTTCAAAAGAATTAAATAAAAACGCTATATCTTCATCATTTAATTTTTTATTTTTCCATTTTTCCTTTAAACTTTGAATTTGTGTATTCATTTTTATTTCTCCTTTCCTTATTTTTCTTCATTATATTTCATCAATTTACATTTGTCAACACTTTTTTGAAAACTTTTTTAAAAAATGTTCATAATTTTGTACTAAACTTATTATGTCAAATTTTTATTGCATTATTCATTTATTTTGTGTTATAATAAAATTAGCGAAATTAAAGGTTTAATGTATTAGTAATTATAAGAGGGTAACCAGAGGCGAAGAACCTTCCTTTTATATTTTTGGCGTGGTAGTCTGCTAGTCAACTTTTACATTTTGCTAATTAATAGAAAGGAAGGAACGCTTATGCACTTTTACGATTATCATAGAATATTATCTTATAATTGTCCCGTTAACTGTTTATTCGGTGAACGTGGCTGTGGTAAGTCTTACGGTGCGAAAAAATATGTTATAGAACAATATTTAAAAAAGCGTTCCCAATTTCTCTATTTAAGACGTTATGACAACGAAATTAAAGAAATCTTTGAAAAAACAAAAGGTCAAAAAGATTTTTTTGATGATATAAAGCAAGAATTTCAAGAACATAACTTGAAAGGTGAAAACAGAAAATTTTATTGTGATGATGAAATTTTTGGTTATGCCAAACGTATGACAGAAGCACAGGACTTAAAATCATCAGTTTATCAAAATGTTAAAACAATTATTATTGACGAATACCCTATCGAAGACACTAGACATAAACATTATTTAAAAAATGAAGCAATGGTTATTCTTGGAATTATTGACAGTATAGTTCGTAATCGTAGTGACATTAAGATTTTTATTTTAGGAAACGCTGTTCAAGGTTTAGAGTATTCACCCTTATTTTCATTTTTTAATTTGTCACTTCCTTTTAATAGCGATATAAAATTATTTAAAGAAAATCTTATTTTAGTTCAATATATGAATAACGAAGAATTTCGAAAAGAACGTGAAAATACTTTAATTGGTAGATTAGCAAAAGGAACAGCTTACGAAAAATACGCAATGCAAAATCAAATTTTAGATAAAAATAAAAACTTTATTGAAAAGAAAACAGGAAGTGCTAAATTCAGTTTTGCTTTTATTTATAACGGTGAATATTACGGAGTATGGAATGATTTTTACGAGCGGAAAAGTTTTTGTTTCTTTTGATTATGATAAGTACACACCTTTCATTTTTTCGTTAACACTTGCCGACCATTCACCAAACACAATGATGATTAATTCTTTAAGACGTTATAGTTTTTGGAAAACTTTTATTGAAAATTTTAAACTAGGAAATGTTTATTTTGAAAATCAAAAAATTAAACATAATTGTTATGAAGTTTTTAGAACGTACAATAGCAGATAAAACAACGCGTAGCA